GCGGGGTTTGAGATGGGTCAGGCACACGGAGGCCAGTGCAAATGTTGAAGGACTTTCGATGCGGGCAGTGCAAGAAGCTGCTGGCCCGCATGGGTGAGTACACAGAGCTCCAGATCAAATGTTCCCGCTGCGGAACGTTGAATCATGTGAAGGCCGCGAGCCGCGAGCCTCGAGTTATCGCCGTTGAGCGACAGAGGTACAGCAGCGTCGTTGCTGCCTCGCGGTGCTAACCAGAGGTATTAATCATGTCCAATAGCAGTTCTGCTGTCAGCCAGCTCAAGAATATTCCGCTGGTAGGTATCAACCTGGGTTCAGTGGCTAACGCCGGGCAGATCGTGCCTGGCGAGGCAGGGACTCATTATCAGTGGCCCAATCGTGGAACCATCACTACCTGGGTCAAGAACCGGGGCGTGCGTCTGATCCGTTTCCCGTTCGAACTTCAGCGCGCTATTCAGCTGTCGACTCTGGACGGCCTGCCAGGTCAAGGGGCGAACCTGAATACCGACTTCGTGAAGCGCTGGAAAGAAATGCTTGGCTGGATTCGTGAAGACTCCAATGGCGAGGCCAGAATCATTCCTGATCCGCACCACTACATGCGTTTACATCGCTATGAAACCGATGCAAACGGGAACCTGACCGGGCGCATTCTTCCTGCCGCGGAGGCCGGTAATCAGAATGGCTGGAAGGCAACCGAGTCGGTATTGATCAAGGATGGGAACGGTGTCAACGGCACTTTCTGGAGCGCCGTTCACCTGGCCAACTTTCACCAGAAGCTGGTCACCGAATGCGACGATCCGATGGTGTTGGGCTGGGGTTGGGTAACGAGCCGTATTCGAATACTACGGTGGGTGCCAAGGACTACATTACGTTCCCTGCTCTTGAGGCGCTGTACATCAGCACGATGAATACCGTGCTGCAGGCGTTGCGCAACAGCTCGAAAAAGCCGGTGTTCATTTGTGGGCTTGAGTTTGCAAGCGCCAGAAACTGGGCCACCGTCTCTGCCAACCTTCAGTCGAAGATCGTCGACCCGGCCAATGCAATTGTCTGGGAAGCCCATGCTTACGGCGATTACGATAAAAGCTCCAGCGGTGCCTACGCCAATAACAACGACCTGATCTCGCCGACCGTTCTGCGCGATGAAATCGTGGGTCCGTTTCTGACCTATGCCAAGACCAACAAAATGGCCGCATTTATCGGCGAAACAGGGATTCCGCCAACGGCTGCCGGTCGCACCGCGCTGAAAAACCTGCTCGATAAAGCGAAGTCGGAAAAAGTGCCAGTGACACTGTGGGTCACAGGGCCAGGCACCGATGGCGAAAAGATGAGCCTGGAGGCCAGCAATCAGGCGGAGACCGTCGCACTGGTCACACCGTACTTTGCCGAGCGCATTGCCCTGTGGGGTTATGCACAGGCATGACGGTGCAAGTCATTCCGTTCTGACCCAACAACGGAGCCCCGCATCAAGGGGCTCTTTCCAGTTTATTCAGGCTTTCGATTTTCGAGGGCCTTGAGAGTCCACCACCCTATTACGGAGCACCAATGGACCCAACCGACCTAGGCCCAGGCACAGCTACCTGGCTGGGCGGCACGGGCACAATTCTGCTTGGCGGCTTTCTTTGGCTGCGCAAGTTTCTTTCCAGAGATGCAACAGACCGGGCGATGGACAACGCGGACATCGGTACGGTGCGCCGCCTCAATGAGCTGCTCGACTCCGAGCGCCAGGCGCGCAAGGAAGCCGAAGCGCGGGCTGATCAGTTCGCCAAGGAGCGCAACGAGCTCGCCGCAGCGGTTGGGCGGATGGAGGGCAAGATCGAAGCCCTGACCAGCCACATCGTTCAACTCACCGACAAGGTCACCACGCAAAGCGCCGAAATAGCCCGGCTGCGATCCCAACTCGGAGGTGCAAACGATGCACAGATGCGCAATTGATTTCATCGCTCGCCATTGGTGGCGGCGCCTGGAGGTCTGGCTGATTTCCGTGCTGCTGATCGCCGGCTGCCTGATGCTCGGTTTTCAGGCCGGGCAGTGGTCGGCGAATGCCGAGCATACGCAGCAGCTGGCCGAGGTTCGCAATGCCTACGACGCAGCGCTGGGCAAGCGCGACCGGTGCCTGGACAGGCTGGCCGAAACCACCACCCAGGCGGCAGACAAGGTCGAAAGTGCTGCATCAATTGCCAATCAGGCCGCTCACACGGCCAGCCGTGCTGCAGACAAGGCTGATGAGGCGTTGGGCAAGGCGAATCAGTAGGCGTTTCCCACGCCGCAATCAACCTTCAACACACGCGGAACCCCTCATGAAGATAACCCCGATAGTTGCCCACTTGCAGGCGACCTGCCCGAGCTTTGCCGGGCGAATCAGTGCCGGTATCGACTGGGCGGCGGTCGCCCTCGGTGATCAGCTCGCCCACCCGTCGGCGTACGTGATTGCCACTGGCGATCAGTCCACCGCCAACGATTTGCATAACGTCATTCGCCAGAACATCACCGACACGATCGATGTCGTGGTGGTGCTCGATGGCGGTGATAAGCGCGGGCAGGAAGCCAGTGAGCAACTGCACACCCTGCGCGCTGAGTTGTGGCGAGCGTTGGTGGGCTGGAACCCGGATCGCGATTACGACGCGATGCAGTACACCGGTGGCTCGCTGGTGCAGATCAGCGGCGACCGGGTGACGTATCGCTTCGGGTTTGCAGCGCAGTTTCAACTGGGCCGCAACACCTCCGATCAGCCTGCCGAGACCTGGCATGAAGCGTATCTGGACGGTTTGCCCGGATTTACCGGCGCCACCCTCGAGATGGACTGCGTTGACCCCGCAGATCCGAACCTGAAATCCCCCGGCCCTGATGGCCGTATCGAAGCGAAATTCACAATAGAGGTAACCCCATGACTCAACGCATCACTGTAGTACCGGCCGAGGGCCGCACTGTGCCGGATCCGGAGGCGGGCGATTTGCTGCCCGTCGAAGGCCGGCAGGTGACCTTCAACGCCTGGTGGCAGCGTCGTCAGAACGACGGCGACATCACACTTAAAACCGAGCAATCCACCACCACCCATCAAGCCTTCACGGCTTAACCAAGAGGAAGCCAAACAATGGCTATCAGCTTTAACAACATTCCATCCGATGTTCGCGTTCCGCTGTTTTATGCGGAGATGGACAACTCGGCCGCCAACAGCGCGTCGGCCAGCATGCGTCGACTGATCGTTGCGCAGGTCAACGACGATGTGTCCGGCCCCGAACTGGGTTCTCTGGTGCTGGTGCCAAGCGTGGCGCTGGCGAAAAACATCGGCGGTCAGGGCTCCATGCTGGCCTCGATGTATGAAACCTGGCGCAAGGCGGACCCCACCGGCGAAGTCTGGTGCCTGCCGCTGCTCAATACCGAAGGCGCCAAGGCCGGCGCGAAAGTCACCCTCAGCGGGGCGGCGACCGAAGCCGGTTTGCTGAATCTGTATGTCGGCGGCATGCGAGTGCAGGCCACTGTCGTTAACGGCGCAACCGCTGCCCAGGCGGCCACGGCACTGTCGGTGAAAATCAACGCCACACCTGATCTGCCGATCACCGCGGCTGTCGAAGCGGGTGTGCTGACCCTTTCCTGCAAATGGAGCGGGGCAAGCGGCAATGACATCCAGCTGGAATTCAATCGCCAGGGCAAGACCAATGGCGAAGTCATTCCTGCCGGCCTGACGGCGGCAGTCACCGCCATGACTGGTGGCGTAGGTACGCCTGATCAGCTCAAGGCACTGGCTGCGCTGGGCGATGAACCGTTCGAGTTCATCTGCATGCCCTGGACCGACACCGCCACGCTGGATGCCTGGAAAGCGGCAATGGATGACAGCACCGGTCGCTGGAGCTGGGCGCGTCAGTTGTACGGCCACGTTTACAGCGCCAAGCGCGGCACGGTCGGTACGCTGGTGGCCGCAGGTCAACTGCGCAACGATCAGCACATCACCCTGCAGGGTGTCGAAAACGGTGTGCCGCAACCGGTCTGGCTGCAGGCCGCTGCCCTGGCTGCGCGCACGGCGGTATTCATTTCTGCCGACGCCAGCCGTCCGACCCAGAGCGGCACCATGCCTGGTATCGATCCGGCTCCGGCCAGTCAGCGTTTCACCCTGACCGAGCGTGAGTCGCTGCTGCGTTACGGCATCGCCACGGCGTACTACGAAGGCGGTTACGTACGCATTCAGCGTTCGATCACCACCTACCAGAAGAACGCTTACGGCCAGGCTGACAACTCGTACCTGGACAGTGAAACCATGCACCAGTCGGCGTTCATCATCCGTCGTCTGCAAGGCATCATCACCAGCAAGTACGGTCGCCATAAGCTGGCCAACGATGGCACGCGCTTCGGTGCCGGCCAGCCGATCATCACGCCGAGCACCATCCGTGGCGAGTTGATTGCGCAATACGCACGTCTTGAAGAAGAGGGTCATGTGGAGAACGCCGAAACGTTCGCCCAGCACCTGATTGTCGAGCGTGATAGCAATGACCCAAGCCGCGTGAACGTGATGTTCCCGCCTGACTACATCAACGGCCTGCGCGTGTTCGCGCTGCTCAACCAGTTCCGCTTGCAGTACGACGAAGCGGCATAAGCCTAACCAACCCTTTCAAGCCCGCCTCGTGCGGGTTTTTTCATTCTGGAGATAAACAACATGGGGCAGAAAGTTGCGGGTACCTGCTACATCAAAGTGGATGGCACCCAATTGACTATCAGCGGCGGCGGCGAAGCGCCTCTGATGAACATCAAGCGCGAGACCGTCGTGCCTGGTTACTACAAGGAAACCGAAAAGGCCGCCTGGTTGAAATTCACCGCCGTGCATACCGCGGATCTGCCGCTCAAGCTGCTCACTACCGGTGTGGACATGACCATCACCTGTGAGTTCAAGAACGGCAAGACCTACGTCCTGTCAGGCGCCTACCTGGTCGATGAGCCGAGCAGCAAGGCTGACGACGGCACCATCGAACTGCAATTCGACGGCAATCAGGGGAGCTGGCAATGAGTGAAGTCATCGACCTGGCCAGCCCGATCGAAGCGCACGGCGAACCCCTTTCGCAACTGACCTTCCGGCGCCCTACGGCGCAGGAAGCGCGGGCCATCAAGGCTCTGCCGTACAGGATCGACAAGAACGAGGAAGTTTCCCTGGATCTGGACGTGGCGGCGAAGTACATCGCCGTCTGCGCCGGCATCCCGCCCTCGTCGGTCAATCAGATGGATCTGTGCGACATCAACACGCTGAGCTGGAAGGTCGCGAGTTTTTTCATGGCAGCGGCATCAGCAACCTTGAAGGACTGATCGCCGTCGTTTACGACCTCGCGTACTTCTGGAAGACCGATCCCGAACTGATGATGTCCAGGGAGCTGGACGTCATCACCGAATCGATCTTGCAGGCGCAACGCATCAACCAGATCCTGCAGGGGGAGTGATGGCAGACACTATCAGAACGCTGATTACCGGCGTCGACCAGCTGTCTCCAACGCTGGCAACTATCCGCAACAATGTCAAAGGCCTCGAGACCAGTCTGGGGGCCATAGACCTTGGCAAGGCAGTCACGGACAACGCTTTGGCGGGGCCTTTGATTGCCGGGGTAAAGGCAGCGATCGGTTTCGAGACCAGCATGGCCGGCGTGAAACGCTCGGTAAGCTTTGAAACACCGCAGCAGTTCCAGCAGATGGGGTCCGATATTCTGGACCTCAGTGAACGGCTGCCGGAAAGCGCCAATGGCATCGCGGCGATTGTTGCTGCCGGTGCCAAGGCCAATGTACCGCGTGAAGAACTGACCGGGTTTGCCAGCGATGCCGTGAAAATGGGTGTCGCATTCGATCAGACGGCGGCCGAGTCGGGCGACATGATGGCCTCGTGGCGCTCATCGTTCCAGATGACTCAACCGCAAGTCGCGGCGCTGTCCGAGAAGATCAACGTGCTCGGCGGCAACAACCTGGAAAAGAAAATCGCCACCATGGTGACTGCAATGGGCCCGCTTGGGCCGGTTGCGGGGATGGCCTCCGGGCAACTGGCGGCAATGGGCGCCACGCTGGCCAGCGTCGATGTGCCGGCCGATGTGGCCGCCAGCGGTATGAAGCGATTCATGCAGTCGTTGACCGAAGGTGGCGCGGCGAAAGCCGGGGCGTTCGAAGCGTTGCAGCTCGACGTCAATCAACTGACCCAGGGCATGCAGAGCGACCCGTCCGGGACCATTGAAAAGGTCCTGACGGCGGTCTCCAGTGTTGACCCTGGCAAGCAGTCGGATGTCATCACGCAATTGTTCGGCGCGGAATCGCTGGGTGCTATCACGCCACTGCTGGCCAATCTGGATGTGCTCAGGTCCAACCTGGCCAAGGTCGGCGAGGGCGTGCAGAACAGCGGCACTATCGAGAAGGAATTCGCCGACAACTCACAGACCACGGCCACGGCCATCAAAGAGATGACCAACCGTGTCGATCGTCTGGGCATCAACATCGGCAGTATGTTTCTGCCGGCGATGAACGAAGCAATGGCCGTGATCGGGCCGATGATTTCTCAGGTCGCCGCGCTGGCGGCCGAACACCCTGGCGTGATCAAGGGTGTGGTGGCCGCTGCGATTGCGTTCGGTGTATTGCAAGTTGCGGTCATGACCGCGACGACCGCCATGAGTGTACTTAGCGCGGTGATGGGCCTGTCACCGCTGGCCCTGATCGTGCGCGGCCTGGCGCTGGCGGCAGGTCTTCTGATTGCCAACTGGTCGACCGTCGCGCCTTATTTTCAAGCTGTCTGGGAAGCGATTCGTGGGCCGGCCATGGCGCTTTGGGACGTACTAAAGGCGGTATTCGCCTGGACGCCGCTGGGCATGATCGCAGCCAACTGGCAGCCACTGACCGAATTCTTTGCTGCGCTGTGGGACGTTATCAAGGCGCTGGCCACGCCGTTTTTCGATTTTCTGCAGACGCTGTTTGCGTGGTCGCCGCTGGGCATGGTCGTGGCCAACTGGCAGCCGCTGTCCGAGTACCTGGCCGGCCTATGGGAAACCATCAAGGCCGAGGCGCAGCCGTTTACCGATGTGCTGGCAACGCTGTTCAGTTTTTCGCCGCTGGGCATGGTCATCGGAAATTGGCAGCCGATCAAAACCTGGTTCGCAGGTCTGTGGGCGGGCATCAAGCCATTCATCGAACCGATCATGAGCTGGTTTGGTGGCGACACTGATAAGACCGTCCTGCAGCGGGCAACCGAGAAGGCCAATCAGTTCGCGGAAGAACAGCGGATACGCAACGCAGGGCCGGGCGGCGGGACCGGTGCATTTCTGGCGGCCGGTGCCGTCGACAACGTTCGCATGAGTCAGCAGTTGCTCAATCAGGCCACTGGCGTGCCGTCGACCAGCCAATTGCTCGGCGTACCCACCCCGCTGGCGCCCGGCAGCCTGTTGTTGCAGCAGGGCGCAGGCGGGGCCGGTCCGCGACTTGAAGGCGAGCTCAACATTCGCTTTGAAAACGCGCCGCCGGGCATGCGTGCCGGGCAAGTGCAAACCAACCAGCCGGGTTTGACGATATCGCCAAACGTCGGTTATCGAACCCTCGGCGCAGGAGCCGGATCATGAGTACATGGCGTGACAGCCTGCTGCCAGCGTCTTTTCGGGGCGTCGGTTTTTTCATTGAAAAAGCCGTCGTCCCGGCAGGCCGCAAGGGGCAGTTGCATGAGTTTCCACAGCGCGACGAGCCTTATTTCGAGTCGCTGGGCAAACAGTCGAAAGTTCATACGCTGACGGGGTTCATTGTCGGTCCCGACTGTTTCGAACAGCGAGACAGACTGCTGCAGGCACTGGAGCAGGAAGGTGCCGGCGAGCTGGTACATCCCTGGCTGGGTCGCGTGCAGGTTCAGGTTGGCGAGTGCGGCGTCACACACAACCTGAGCGAAGGCGGACTCGTCCGGCTGGACCTGAAATTCTATCCGGCCAACCCGCTCAAGTTTCCCGTGTCGACGCTCAATACGCGACGGCAGTTGCTAGGCGCGTCCGAGAGCCTGCTGGATTCGGCGCTCAGGCGCTATCGCTCGGTGATGGCCACAGTGGACGCGGTACGTATCAACATTCAGGCGCTGCGCAGCGCCCTGTCGGGTGTGTTCGCGACCATTCAGCGGCAGTTCGTACCGTTTATGGCGATCTATTCGGATGTCACCGCGCTGGTGCATTCGCTGGTCAATGCGCCGTTGACGGTCAGCACGCTGTTTACCACGTTCTTCGCCAGTTTCGACGGTGACAGCCAAAGAGCCAGAAGAGCGAGCGGCACCAGCAGTTCCGGCAGCTCGGTCACCGGCAGTTCAGCAAGCGCTTCCGCGAGCGGCAATAGCGGCGGCACGTCCAACAGCATTGCATCAAGGTCCAGCGGCAACGGTGGGGCGTCTTCTGTTGAAACGGTCGATTACCGGTCTGTGATTTCCGAGGCCACACAACAGGCAGAGGCGGTGTCCGGTATCAATCTGGTCAGCCAGGGCAGCGGTCGTGATACCAGTGTGACGGCTCAGGCCACTGCCAACCTGGTTCAGGATGCGCTGTTGGTCAAGGTGGCGAGAATCGTCGCGAGCATGCCGATTGCGACGACGGTCACGCCGCTCAACGTGGTGCCCTCGCTTGATCAGCAGGTGACGCAAGCCCTGCAACGCGTGGATGTGCCGGTTGCCGATGACGTCATCGAACTGCGCGACACGCTGAGTTCGGCCATCTGGGAAGCGTCGTTGAAAGCCGATCCCGAACATTACCTGGCGCTCAACACGTTGCGTCAGGCGTTGATCAGGCACCTCAACGCGGTGGCGGCCTCCGGTGTACGTCTGGTGGACATGAAGGTCTCCGAGCCTTTGCCCGCGCTGGTGCTGGCCTATCGCCGATTCGGTGACGCCAGCCGGGCGCAGGAAATGGTGCAGCGCAATCGGCTGGCCCACCCGGGTTTCGTACCGCCAGGCACGCTGAAGATCGCACAGGAGTGACCCATGATCGACCCTAACGTTGTCACCCTGACGGTTGACGAGCACGACTATGCCGGCTGGAAGTCGGTGGAAATCTCTGCCGGGATCGAGCGTCAGGCGCGCAGCTTTGACGTGAGCATTACCTAGCAGTGGCCGGGCACTGAAATCTCGCATCCGATCACGCCCGGCGCAGCGTGCGAAGTACGTATCGGCGGCGAGTTGATTCTGACCGGCTGGGTGTTTGCCGCGCCGATCAGCTATGACGGCAAGCAAATCACGCTAAAGATTTCCGGACGCTCGAAAACCGCCGACCTCATCGACTGCTCGGCCATCAACAGGCCGAGCCAGTGGAAGGAGGTGGGGGTGTTGAAGATCGTTGAAGCGCTGGCTGCTCCTTATGGTTTGTCGGTGATCAGCGAAATACCGGAGACCTCGAAGATGGCCGATCACACCATCGAGCCTGCCGAAACCGTGTTCAAGTCCATTGACCGGCTGCTGACCCTGTTCCGGATTTTTTCCACCGATGACGAATACGGCAATGTGGTGCTGGCCAGGCCGGGTAGTCGCGGGCAGAGCGCAGACGCGCTCGAACTCGGCAAGAATGTGTTGAGCGCCGTCATCGCGCGGGACTTTTCCGGGCTTTTTTCCGAATACCGGGTCATTGGTCAACAGACCGGTAATGACCAGACGTTCGGCAAGGAGTCGTCGGAGGTCTCGGCAGAAGTCACGGATGACCGGCATGACGACCCCGCGCATAAAAAGCGTCTTCGCGTACTGGTCGTTCATGAGGATGCGCCGATCACACCGAAGCTCGCCCTGAGTCGCGCCAATTGGGAGCGTGGTCAGCGGGCCGGCAAGGCACTGCTCACCACCTACAAGGTCCAGGGCTGGCGGCAGTCCAACGGGGCGCTCTGGCGGCACAACACCATGGTCCGGGTGATTGATCCGGTCATCGGTTTCACAAGCCGCAACATGCTGATTTCAGCCGTGACCTACTCGCTGAGCGACCAAGGCACGATCACCACACTGGTGGTCGGTCCGCCTGAAGGTTTCCAGGCCGAGCCAGGTGACCCCAACAAGCGCAGCAAGGTGCAGGTCAATCAGGACGCTTACTCCTGGCTGTTGCCCATCGACGAGGAAACAACCTCATGAGCTTACTCAATCGCATGCTGGTGCGCGGCACGGTGGTGCTCGCCAGGGCCAGCAGCAAAATGCAGGCGCTGCAAATGCGCCTCACCGCCGGAGAGGTCAAGGACGACATGGAGCACTTCGAACCCTATGGCTTCACCAGCAACCCGCTGGCCGGCGCCGAGGGCATCGCCGCCTTCATTGGTGGCGACCGGTCGCACGGTCTGCTGCTGGTAGTGGCCGACCGGCGCTATCGCCTCAAGGGCCTGGAGTCAGGCGAAGTAGCGATCTACACCGACGAGGGCGACAAGATTCACCTCAAGCGCGGCAAGGTCATCGACATTGAAACCGACACCTTGAACATCAAGGCCGCGGTAGCGGTGAACTTCGACACACCGCAGATCACCCAGACCGGAAAGATTGTTTCCAAAGGCGACCAGCTTGCCGCTGGCATCAGTCAGATCAGCCATCTGCACGGCAACGTGCAGGGCGGTAATGGCCAGAGCGGGCCGCCCGTTGGAGGTGCCGGATGATTATCGAAGGCTCTCTGCAAGCGTCCTTGCTGCGCTCGGTGGTCATCAGCCTGTTCACCTGGCGTCGCGCCGAAGCGGACGATCCGTTCGACGATGCCGAACGTTTTGGCTGGTGGGGCGACACCTACCCGGCACAGGCCAATGACCGCATCGGTTCCAGGCTGTGGCTGCTGCGCCGGGTCAGGCTGACTGCGCAGACCCAGCGCGATGCCGAGTTCTATGCCCGGGAAGCGCTCGACTGGCTGATCGAAGATGGCCAGGTCAAGCACATCAACATCCTTACCGAACAGGTTCAGAGCAACCGCCTGAACCTGGGCGTCGAGCTGGTCGTCTCGGACGGTCAGTTCGTGCGTTTCAACCCTTCTGAACAGTGGCAGGTGATTTATGCCGTTTGAAACACCTACGTTACCGGCGCTGATCAACCGAACCCAGGTCGACCTCGCCGACGAAGCGCTGCGTCAGTCCGATGCTCGGGTATTGTCCCGTGCGCACAGCGGCGCGGCCTACGGGCTGTACGGCTATCAGGACTGGATCGCCGACCAGATTCTGCCGGACACAGCCGACGAGGAGACCCTTGAGCGGCAAGCCATCCTGCGTCTGAGGCAGCCACGCAAGGTTGCCCAGGCCGCCACTGGCTCCGTGCGCTTTACCGCTGCTGCCGGTGCGGTGCTGGATGTCGACACGGTTCTGCAATTTAGTGACGGGCGCTTCTATCGAGTGACAAAAGGCGTCACCACGGTTGCAGGCAACAACACAACCACGGTCGAAGCAGTGGATGCAGGCGTGCTCGGTAATGCGGATGCCGGTCTGGCGATGACCGCTGTGCAACCGGTCGAAGGCATCGACAGCACCTTCACCGTCATTGCCGACGGACTTTCCGGCGGTATCGCGCAGGAAAGTATCGAGTCGTTGCGTGCTCGTGTGGTGCGTTCCTATCGGGTCATTCCGCATGGCGGCAATCAGGACGACTACGTGACCTGGGCGCTGGAAGTGCCGGGCGTAACGCGCGCCTGGTGTGTGCGTCGCTTCATGGGGCCGGGCACGGTGGCGGTGTTCTTCATGCGTGATGATGAGGCTGACCCGATTCCTGACGCCGAGCAACTGGCTGCGGTGGCTGCTTACATAGAGCCGCTGCGTCCGGTTACTGCCGATGTATATGTGTTGGCGCCGGTGCAGAAGCCGGTGGTTTACACCATCCGGCTCACACCTGATAGCTCTGCCGTGCGATCAGCGGTCGAGGCTCAGCTGCTGGACCTGCACAACCGTGAGGGCGGACTGGGCGAAACCCTGTTGCTGACGCACATCGCCGAGGCCATCAGCCGCGCGACCGGCGAAACCGATCATGTGCTGATTGCGCCTGTCGCCAATGTAGCCGCAGGCCCTAACCAGTTACTCACGTTCGGGGGCATTCAATGGTCGTCATAAGAACTGCCGAGCACTACGCCGGGCAATTGCAGGCGCTGTTGCCACCCGGGCCTGCGTGGGACCCGGGGCGCGTACCGGAATTGCAGCAGGTCATTACCGGCCTGTCCCGCGAGTTCGCGCGCATCGATGGCCGTGCGTTCGACCTGCTCAACGAGATGGACCCTGCAACCGTCAGTGAATTGGTACCGGACTGGGAGCGGGTCATGAACCTGCCGGACCCATGTCTGGGGCTCAAACCCTTGTTCGCAGACCGACGCTTGTCAGTGCGCCAGCGGCTGGTAGCAACAGGAGGGCAGAACGCAGCGTTCTACATCGACATTGCCGTCAGCCAGGGCTACCCCGACGCCACCGTGACCGAACACCGAACGCCCCGTATGGGGCGTTCGCGTTTTGGCCAAGCGCACTTCGGCACCTGGAGCGCGCAATTCATGTGGACCCTGAACACCGGAGGGCGCCAGCGCCTGGGCCGACGCTTCGGGGCCAGCTACTGGGGCGAGCGGTTCGGGGTGAATCCCGGGCTCGCAATCGAATGTTTGATCCGTCGAGCAGCACCGGCGCACAGCGTCGAATTCGTAAACTTCAACTGAGGAACACAATGTGGATTATCCCAAGAGTGTGCCGGGCGTAGGCTTGGCAAGCGGCAAGTTTGTAGATGAAAACCCGGCGACCGGCACCCCTGGTTCGCTGATCCCGGCGCAGTGGGGCAACTCGGTGACGCAGGAGATTTTGAACGTGATCCTGGGGGCCGGTCTGGTGCCCAACGAGGAGGATGTCACCCAGTTACATCGAGCCATTCTCGGCCTGGCAGCATCCGATTACAAAAAATCGGTGCGTTGCGCCACGACAGTTTCCATTGGGCTGAGTGGTTTGCAGACCATCGATGACGTCACACTGGTGGCCGGCGATCGGGTGCTGGTCAAGAATCAGGACACTGCGTCGCAGAACTGGATTTATGTGGCCGCGGCAGGCGCCTGGGCTCGTGCGCAGGATGCGAACGAAAGCACGGAATGCACGCCGGGTCATATGGTGCCGGTGCAGGCCGGCACGAAGAACGCGGGCACCGTATGGCAACTGGTCAATACGACAGTGCCGGTGCTGGGTACAACTGACCTTGCGTTCGAGCGTCTGCTGGGACGCAGTGGTGTGGCCGCGGGTGATTACACGCGGGTCAAGGTCAATAAATATGGGCAGGTGGAAGAGGGCAGTAACCCTACAACACTCAGCGGTAATGGTATTTCGGATGCGTACACCAAGGCCGAGGCCGATCTGCGCGATCTTCAGCGGCCGCTGCGCGATTCCATTACCTATGTAGGACTGGCCAATAACAAGCCTGATGCGCCTTACATGCGCCGTGAGTCCGATGGCGCCTTGGTTTCCCTGCAACCGAGCCTGGGTTTTACTCCGGTACAACAAGGCGGTGGTACAGGCCAGCTCGACAACAAGGTAAAGATCGGCTGGTCGAATAACGGCCTCAAGGCGATGGTCGATAATACTGACCTTGGCAATCTTTGGTATTCCAATAACTTCGATCCGACCACTAAAGCCAACTGGGGTACTACGCTCGCTGCGTACAGAATTGCCGATGCATATACTAAGGCAGAAGTTGATCTACGAGATGCCCGTTACCCCACCAGGGACTCTATTACTGCGGTTGGCCTGGCGTCCAACCAGCCCGATGCACCGTATATGCGTCGTGAGTCGGATGGTGTGGTGTATTACCTGCAAACCAAGTTGGGCTATACCCCGGTTCAGCAAGGTACTGGTATAGGGCAGCAGGGTAACTCTGTAAAAATTGGTTGGTCTTCATCGGGGCTGAAGGCAACCGTTGATGAAACAGATCTTGGCACCCTATGGATGTCGTCTAATTTCAAACCCTCTGACAAGGCTGATAAGGCATCTACATTATCGGGCTATGGAATCACGGATGGTTATACAAAGGCTGAGATAGATCTACGCGATTCTCAGCGTCCGCTCGCCGACTGGGTAAGTACGATTGGGATGTCTTCCAATAATCCCGAACTGCCATACATGCGACGTGCCAGCGACAATACAGTTTACTATCTACAACCGAGGCTAGGCTTTGCTCCCGTGCAGCAGGGCACAGGTGCCGGTCAGGGTAATAACCTCATAAAAATCGGCTATGACGGTACTAATCCCCGAATCACGGTAGACGCGACTGACTTCGGCTGGATTATGCATGAAAAGAACCTTATGCCGGTTCTGGGTACTCAACCGGCGGGAGGGGTAGGTACATATGCACTTCTTTTAGTAGGAGGAGGTGCAACGAATGTTCCTTCAAATCCTGGAGATATTGTACAAGGCAGTTCTTGTTTGTTTTCTGCCGCTTCTTCCCATGCGGCTGGTGCACCCACTGGTTCATGGCGTCTTATGGGATATGTCCAGGACAGAAATCTGGACGCAACCAATTCAGTTACTATTTGCCTGAGGGTTTCTTGATGGCCACTTTGAAGAGTGCGCGTAATCCGCGTTGGAATACTGAACACACGATGATCACACTAGATGTGGTTTTTGTTGAAACACAGGAGACACTGGGCGAGATCCCGTTTTCCTCTTCTCCAAACGACAGCGCTGCTCATGGGCGTGACATCTATGAGAGAGCGTACGCCGGGGAGTTTGGCGATATTGCAGAGCCGCTAGAAATTGAGGTGCTTGCATCGGCCATGCTTAAGCGTGACGCAGCATCGTCTCTGGCAACAGCGAAAATCAACTCGCTGCAAACGTCTTTGGAAATCATCGAGGATACAGCGGAGCTGGAAAGAGCGACCAGTGAGCAAACTGACAGAATTCCAGCACTGAAGGCAGAATTCAAGGCGTGGAGGATTTACCGAGTGCGCCTTGCTCAGATCGAGTCTCAATCCGGTTTTCCGCTCTCGGTCGAGTGGCCTGAGCCGCCTGCGGAGCCTTTCATCTACTCGGCTCCTTCGGACTCGACTGTTCAAAATACAGGTACTTAAGGAGACGCTGAACAATTAACCCGTTCGCACCGTCTTCATTTCCAAGCCGGTTTTTTTCAACCTGCCGGCCTTGTTTTGCGTTTCTCGGGCAGATTTCTGCCCTCCTTTTGCTGATTGGCGGGCCAGTCCCGCCTT